AGACCAACGTTACTTAGCTGATTATTTATCTGAGCATTTAAATCATCAAGTCGCGCTTGCATCGTAGCCATTGCAGTAGCAGATGCTTCCTCTCTCGATAATCCTAAAGCTGTAAGTCGATCTATCTCTGCTTGCAATGCAGGGTCGTTATTGAAACCACCCTGACCGCCAATTGCAGGAGGTGTAATCACAGGAGGTGTAATCACAGGAGGTGTAATCACAGGAGGTGTAGTCACAGGAGGTACAGATTCCGTGAAGAATGACGAGGAGCTTGTGTCAAAAAGATCCGGGTTCAGTTCTTCTATAGTTAGATTAGTATTCGCATTGGGATCTAACGTATTTGCAAAGTTAGTAAATGTCTCTGGGGTATAAATATTCGCCGAAGAATCTGGAACGTATGTCGAAGAATTTGGGTCATTAAGGTCGGGATCAATGTTGAAGCTTGGTGAAACAGATAAATCTTTAGGCTTAAGTCCTGCTCTGTACCGAAGGTAATCTGTAGTACTTTCACCGGGAAGTTTTTCCCTAAACCCTGTCTCAGCTAGTGTTCCTTGGTTAGCATCAAGAACCGGAGTCCCTGCCGTTGAATTAGTTTCTTGACCGACAAGTGCTTTTCGCCGTGCTTCTGCAATGCTATCTGCCTCTACAGGGACGGTGAAAACCTCTCCATCTCCCGCAGTTACCTGAACATTATATTTAGCCATTTTACGTTCCTATCCTAGCGGATTAACTCTCGGACCCGGACCGCCGGGAGTTCCCGGTGGTGCCTGTTGTGGATTGCCAGTTCGTTCAAAGCCTTGCATCTGTGAAGACATTATGCCACCTGAGACATCTCTAGGGTTTCTTCCAGTGCTACCTTGATTAGGATTTGGGGCTTGAGGTTGCGGACCAGATTGCCCTGCCTGCTGCGCTTGTTGAGCCTGTTCTGGTGACATTCCTGCTGTCATTAGTAACTGCTGGAACTGTAAGTCTTGAGCAGTTTCTTCTTGCTGGTCTTGCTTCAGTGTTTTCCGCAGAAGATCTACATAGATCAAAGCTTTTTCTTGCTCGCCTGTTTGCATTAGACCTTCAATCAAAGTAAGCAACAGTGCCTTAGGTTCTGTTGATTGAGCCTGCTGTGCTGCGATTGAATTACGGAACTGATCTATATCACTGATCTGTAAGACATTCTCCCAAATCCACTCGTCTGGGGCTAGAGGCTTCTGACCTTCACGCATCATCTGCGCCATCGTAATTAGTTGCGGTTCGTCCTGTGGCATACGAACACCGAACTTGACATCAATTGCTCCTGCGCCTTCAAGGTCAGCAGGTTTGATTTCTTGATTGAAGTAACTAGCAATGTCGTTATGGCGACCTCTTACTTCAAGAGGATTATAACCACCGGCTTCGTACTGCATAGAAATGATTTCAGAAATCTGCTTGTAGCAAGAAGTAATACCTTTTACTCGTGGCTCAATCTGATGGGCAGAACCTTCTTGAAGGATCTTTGCCGCAAAGCCTGAGATAGCAAAAGGAAGTTCACCGTAACTTACATTTGATAAACCACCACGCTGCAACTCACCTGATACCAAACCAACAAAGGCTCCTGTATCAAGGGGCATTGTGATCTCTTCCATCAAGCGGATATCAGTTCCTGCTGGCAATGGAACTTCTGATCCATCCTGCCACGGATCTGTATCAAGAGTTGTAGTCCCATCGGGGGAAGTGATCTTGTACGGTCGCCTTACAGCGCGCCGAACGAGTGTCTTATACGCACTCATTGCGAAGTTGTAGTCTTCGTAAAGGGTTCGGTTAGCAGAGAAAATAGACTCACCGTAATCTCTTGCGGTGTCATCTCCCGACAGGTCATCTTGAATCCAAGGGGCTGGACCAACTGCTCCAAGAAAAACAGGTGCAGTTGGGTTGCCATTTATATCGGTTACGTTGTGTTTGGTGAGGGGCTTGCCATACGACACAGTATCGTCATCACTACGAACAAGAACAGCATTTTCTGTCCTTGAGTAGTAGTCCCAAACTACAACACCAGATGATGTCTCGCCTTCGATCAGGGGTTCAACATCTACGTTGTAAGATCGCTTTACGGAAGCAGGTGAGCGTCTTGTCCTGTGTGCAAGCCAAACAATACCTTCCTCATCCATTTCGTAACAAATGTGAAGAGGGTCAAGTGGCGTAATGTCAACATATGTCGAGCCATCTTCGTGCTTGTTTAGCATCGCTCGCCCTGCATACCAGCCACGCAAGGTCACATAAAAGGCTAGTTGCTCTCTTACAGACGGTTGCCCGAACCTTTGCATTCGTTCATCGGCAAGGTTGAGTGCGCCGATAACAAACTTTTCTTTCAGTGTGCCGGGAGTACGGTCATCAACCTCAGAACTGAGGGGGACACGTACCGACATCTGGGCATTGGACAGGTAAGACATGATCTTATCTGCAAGGATCTTTGGCGCATTCGATGTGTAGCTTTGGTAGCCATTGCCAGCTTCGTATGGATTCATACGGTACAGACCGTAATCGCTTTCCATGCGGGTACGTCTGGTGCGAAAACCCGGAGACTCCCAGACTTCTTCTATCTGGGAAATTAGGTCATCTATTTTTGCCACATTACCACCTGTTTACTGTGATTATCTTCGTTGCGCCTGCTGCCCTAGCATACCCGAAGTTTACAACGAGTCCGTAGGTTAGTGCTTTTATGCTGTGATTGAAAGCATCTCTGGGCTGTCTTCCGATTACGTTATTGTTTCTGTCTGTTCGCCATGTATACACATGGATTTGATCGTCAAATGGGTTAGCACAGCCACCTAATTCGGAGATTAGCCCCCTAGCTTTGTGGTTGATTATAAGGTTCGGCTGCTTTGTTGAGGGGTTTTCTTTCAGGAACGTATTGAATCTTTCGATTCCGTCCATGATTCCGACCCGCTCTGACTGCATATACAGCTTTGCTTTCTCAAGCCAAGTATCAACAGGTCTTGATTCGCCTATGTTGTGTGCGGCGATGTCGATAACACCATGCTGAACGTCCTTCCACCATGGTCGCATCTGGCAGATCTCGATTATTTCCTCTGTAATCTTTTCTCTTTCGTAGACTTCATCAATAACTCTGATCTGATCTCCAATAATCTGCACTGCAACTACTGCATATGCGGACTTAGTGACCTGTGAATAGCCGGGGTCTACCCAAAGATGGACTGCATCGCCTTCGATGTACTCTGCTTTATCTGATATATGAGTTGTTATATCGAAGATGTTGTGTACAAGCCCTTTTGGTGGGGCAGGTTTACCAGCAACACGTTCATTGAACCAGTCTTCAGAGTGCAATCGCTCTAGTGAGAGGATTTCATCGTCTTGTCTACCGTTTGGATAGACAACTTTGTTGGTCCACGAGGGCAACGAGAAGGAAATAGCGTCATCTTCGGCGTTGAAGAACTGCCACGCCTCCCATTGCGACGGATACCAGCCCAACGACATCTCAAAAGTGCCCTCTAGGAACAGATATCCACGCTTTTCCGCAACACGACCACGCAATCTAAGAAAACTCTCGTAGTCAATCTGCGAAGACTCGCAAGCCACCACCATTCGAGGGGCTTCCATAGCCAAACTACGGTGATCTTGAGCAGATTTAGTCTTGATCGTGAACACGCCGGGCTTCTCACTAGTCCCACACGCCACAGTCATCTCACCGGGGTCAATCCGCTTCGTCTGCTTTATCAAAAAACCCAACTTAGTCAGGATCTCAGACAAATAGTTCCACTCAGCACGAGTACGCTCGTAATCCCTAGCTACTAACCAACAAATATCACCACTCTCGAACTCATCCAACCTGTTGATGATCGACAACGCACCCAGAAAACTCTTACCAGCACGCTCTCCACCAGCTACCAACTTGATCCGAGCCGTGTGATTCAGGATCTCGTCCTGCTCATCCCATGTCTCATACCCAATCGTCGATAACAGAGCCTTTCGGTCTTCAGACAATAACATTTTTACCCCCTAAAACACAAACTTCCCATGTGACGAGGGTTCAGCACATAGGAAGCCTGCTTGTTGCTGAATCTTAGCGCAAAACGCCAACACACCGTTAGCTGTACCAACTAACCAACTGCCTTTTACCCTGACGAGGAAGTCTGAGTGGAAACACCCCGGATACTTCAGCACCAACAACCAGACCAGTATAGCCAATCACTTTTTTCTTTGCTTGGTTTTCTTTTATTACTACAACATATACATAGACGTTACAAAACACCCCCTAAAGGGTGTTTAGTAACGGATGCTAAGTTACTAAAGATTACTTAACACGCGCACACGCACACACACGAGGCTATATGCCGTTACATTTGCCGTGACACTGCCGTTACACCCGTTACACTCACACAAATCTACGTTCAACTCCACTGTTTCGAGCGTAACGGCACCGTAACGGCAACAAAAAATATAGACAAGGGACTCCCACAAACAAAAAGACAAAAAAACACAATTCACTTTTCCATTTCCAAAGCGTCAGGAGGGTACCTACACCATCACACACCACACCACCAACAGCACACCCCCCTCACCACACTGCACCACACCACCACCACACACACACCGCACACCACACACACACGAGAAACCTGATGCTGATCCTCTGCTGCTTCCCCTGCTGCTGCTGCTTCCCTGATCCCCTGACCTGCTGACCTGCTGACCTGATTTCTACATGCAAAGATTCGCACGTGCAATGATTCGCATTTACTGGCAGATTACGAGAGAGATATTACCTCTAAGCAATAGCGCAAATATGTCGGATATATGCCCCATATAGGCATTGTGATGGATTTCACAGATGGACAGAGAACTACGCGCACGCGAGAAAGATGCGCAGAAATACACCTTTTA